TAGCTTTGTTTTCAACTGATTGACTTCTTAAGTAGTACTGACCAGTTTTTAACCCTAATTTCCAACCTAATGTATGTGCTGTTGTTAGTTTACCAACAGTTGGTGTATCAAAGAAAATGTTAAGACTTTGAGATTGGTCAATAAAAGGACCTCTTTCAGCTGACATCTCAATCAATGATTTTTGTGATATTTCCCAAACTGTTTTATATACTTCTTTTATTTCTTGTGGAATAACTGGTATGTTTTGAACACTACCTTCGTTTTTGATTAATTCATTAAGAATTTCTCTGTTCCATAAGTTTAATTTTTCTAAATCCTTAACTAAATATTTATTCACCATTGCAAACTCACCACCAGTTACTTTACGTACATATAAGTTAGACGTAAATGGTTCAAATGCTTCATTAGAGCCGATTACACGAGCTGAGCTGGCTGTTGGAGGACAAGTTGTTACAAGAGAGTTTCTAACACCGTATTTGATGATATCTTCTCGTAATCCAGCCCAATCAAACATACCACTTAATTCATCTTCTTTAAGACCCCACATTTCCCATTGAAATATACCTTGAGATATTGGTGAACCTTCATAATGTGTATATGTTAACCCACTTTCTTTAGCTAAGTCACATGATTGTCTCAATGCATTAAAATATATTGTTTCGAATATGTTTTTATTTAACAATCTAGAATCTGGAGATGTAAATGGTAATTTAAGCATGGCAAAAACATCAGCCAAACCTTGGATACCAATACCCAATGCTCTTTGTTCTAAACCACCTTTTCTACCTTCTGGTGTTGAATACTCATTAATTTCAATTGCAATATTAAGCGATTTTGTGATAGAACGTGCAACACGACCTAATTCAACAAAATCATATGTACCATCCTTAACAAACTTTTGAACTGGTATTGATGTAAGGGTGCAGATTGCTGTGGTATCTTTATCAGTTACTTGAACAATTTCTGAACACAAATTACTAGAATGAATAACCCCAAAATTTTTGTGGTTAGATTTCTCATTAACATGGTCTTTGAAACACATATATGGCATACCAGTTTCAATTTGAGCTTCGAGGATTTTAAGCCATAAGTCATGTGCTTTAATTTTTGTGCCTAAACCCATTTCAACAGCTTTGTTATACTCAACTTCATATTCATCCCCATAAATCTCATACAATGGTTTTAAACCAGCTGTTTTGATGTCGTGAGGGCAAAATAAATACCAATCACCATTGGTTTCAACTGCTCTCATAAAGTTATTAGGAATCCATAATGCTGTAAATAAGTCTCGAGCCCTTAATGTTTCATCACCAGTTTTCTTTCTGATATCCAATACATCAAATATGTCTTTATGCCATGGTTCGATGTAAACAGCACAAGAACCTGGTCTTTTACCTCTTTGATTCCAAAATCTTAATGCTTCATTAATAACTTTTAAGTATTTCAAAATACCACCAGCTTTACCATCTGAATTACCAACGTTGGTTTCTCTAGAACGTATATTAGAGACAGCTAAACCAATACCTTCAGCTTTAGATGATGATATTGATAATCTACCTAACATACTTAATAATCCTTCAGTTGAATCATCTGGAACAATAGATAGATTACAAGACGCAATCTGAGCAATCTTAGTACCAATGTTTATTTTTATTGGCGTTGCTGGTGATTCTTTTTGTTGACTTAAATCATTGTATTTCTCAATGAAATCAACTGGGTTGTTTGTAATCATAAGTGCAACTCTGATATACATGTGTTGTGGTCTTTCAACAACACTACCATTACCTAGTTTTAATAGATAAATATCTTTAAGTGAACACCATCCAAAGTAATCAAATTGAAAATCTCTTTTATAATCAATAACTGATTCAATCAATTCGATGTTTTCTTTAACTTTTTCGTAGTATTTGTCATTTAATAACCCACCGTTGTACATCTTTTTAGTTGCTTTCATAAAGTTATCTTCAGTTTCTTTATGTAACTTACTGATAGCAATGTTGGCAGCTAATTTAGAGTAATCTGGGTGATTCATAGCCAAAGATTCAGCAACAACTGAAATCAAATCATCTAATTGATTTGTTGTCATGTTATCAGCTAAACCTTGTGTAACTTTGATAAATACTTCATCAGCATTTACTTTTAGACCTTCAGATTGTTTTTTAATCCTAGTAAGTATTCTACTAGGATTAAAATCAATTTTGTTTCCATTTCTTTTTAATACTTGCATAATTTATTGTTTTATATTTCTTCGTCAAATGATATTGGACCACTTAAATCAGCTGATTTATATTCTGTAGAACGCCCTTCGAAAAAGTTCTGTTTTGTTTTCAATGCAATTTGGTTCATAAATTCAAATGGATTTTTTGAATTAAACTCTTTATCGCAATTAAATTGTAGTAATAAACCATCAACAACAAATTCCAAATACTGTTTCATCAATTCAGCGTTCATACCAATAAGCGACACTGGTAATGATTCAGTAATGAATTCTTTCTCAATTTCTAATGCAGATAATAAAATCTCTCTAATTCTTTCTTGTGTAGGTTTATTAACCAAGTGATTATTTACTAGGTGAATTGCAAAATCACAATGCAATGCTTCATCACGAGAAATAAATGCGTTTGAATCACAAAAACCTGGAATTAAACCTCTTGATTTCAAATAAAATATACTACAAAACGACCCAGAAAAGAATATACCTTCAACGGCAGCAAATGCTACTAATCTTTCAGCAAATGATTCTGATTCAATCCATTTTAAAGCCCAATCAGCCTTTTTCTTTACTGGTGGCATATATTCAATAGCTTTGAATGCTTTACTGCGTTCTTCAGCATCTTTGATATATGTATCAATAAGCAAAGAATACATGTGACTATGAATATTCTCCATCATAATTTGAAAACCATAGAAAAACTTAGCTTCACTATATTGAACTTCTTTTAAAAAATTCTCAGCTAAGTTTTCATTTACAATACCATCAGATGCTGCAAAGAATGCCAATACGTTTGTTATGAAAAAACGTTCGTTGTCTGTTAGTTTGTTATTCCAATGGTCAATATCTTTAGATAAGTCCACTTCTTTCTGTGTCCACATAGCATCAAATGCTGTTTCGTAATAATCCCAAATATCTTGATGAATAATTGGAAAAATTACAAATCTATCTGAATTATGTTTTAATATAGGTTCTTCCATTTTAATTATTTTTTGTTGCTTTTCTTGCTGATAATACAGCGTTTATATGGTTTTGTTCTTTTTCAGCAACACCATTTTTGTATTGTGTTCTATTTTGACCACTTGGTTCAGCATCCCCCATTTCAATTTGAATTCTAGCGTTATCAAATATAATATTAGGGAAAATCATACCATCTTTACCAAAACGTGATTTAAGTATAGCCATTGTAGCTGTACCTTCATCTTTTTGGTCAAGTGTTTTTGCTATTGATACAATAAAGTGACCAATTTGACCTTTCTTGATTGACCCACCCATTTGGTTAGCCTCAACTACTTCAGCAGAAATTGAGCTTCTATTACCTTGAACAGCTGTCCACCCAGCTAAATCTAATTCAGATAACATTGCTTCAAATTGTCTCATAACTGCACCCTCACCAGCATTAACATCATCAAATTTCTTTGATGGTGTCACACAATCGATATAATCCAATGTGATTAAATCTGGTCTAAAACCACTAGCTATTTGTTGTCTTATATATTGTCTAATCATTGGTATTGTTGTACCATCACTAGAGAATTTTTTAAGCTTAATCTCACCAGTTCCATTTTTAGAAGCTGCTGTCATATTTTTACCCATCTTAATAAGGTCATCCTTATGTAAGACAAGACTATTTAAATCGTGACCAGACCAACACGCTAAGTGTTTTCTTTGAATAACTCTAGGCATATCTTCGAAGAAGATTTGAAGGACCTTTTGCCCTTCATTCATAGCGGTATTACATATTTTAGTCATCATTGTAGTGTTATGCGTTACAATGTAATCATCAGTAATATATAAATGCTCTGGATTATCGACCATTATACACTGTGCTTCTTCATCATGTGAATATTCAATATTAGCAATAAATTTATTACTACCATATTTTGTTCTAGGATTGAAGTTAGACAATTTTCTGGTTAACCTAGAAGGTACCACACCATTATCTGGAAAACTAAACGATATTCTATAATATTTTTTAGTTGTAATCCTAACATCAAATTTTTTGTAAGAACCTTGTTTTTCACTAACTGATATTCTACCACCTAAAGATAAAACCAATTCTTTAATGTCTTTGGATAATTGTTTTGAAACTGTTGATATTTCAACTCTATGACTATCAATATAACCATCAGTATCGACTAACCCTTGTAATATGCTAACCCTATCAGACACTGAAGAATAAAGATAATCTTTTGGTATAAACTTAGAGCTAGAATTTGTTCCGTATAACCCTAAATTAACCAAACAATCTTTAATACCCAATAACGATACTTTTGTTAATGAACGTTTAACTAAAACTAATTCACCATCAACCTCTTTTTCAATTTCTCTTATTT